AAATGGTTACTTAAAAATGAGTGATGTAGAAAAATTCTACGAGTCTGCCCGTAAACACTTTCCAAATAGTGTTCCGTGGTCTCAACTGAATCCAGCTGCACAACAACAGCTAATCATGGGTATCAACTTAATCATAGGAGTAATGAATTGAAACCTGAGTATTTTATATTCAAAAAGCAAGGTTATGATAAAATGTATTGGTGTGTAGCAGGTCGTGAAATCTCACATGCCGAAGCACCAATGTTCAATACACTTAAAGAAGCAGAATCATATGCAAACAAACTTAACAGTGAAAAAGAAACGATCAATGCCAGCAGGAGTAGCGGAGAAGGGTGCTGATGCTCTAAAGCTATGGCGTAAAGCCAAAGAAGATGCTAAAAAGAAAGGCCCAGCAGCCTTAGCAGCATGGAATGAAGAACAAGAAATCAAGAAAGCTCAAAAGCGAATCTCACCACAACAAGCTATCCGTAACTTCTGTAATGCTTGTGTAGGTGATAAGCGTGATGACATCACTAACTGCACTGCTAAAAAGTGTCCTCTGTTTATTTATCGTCCTTACCAAAAAGGTGAATAATGAAAACAAACATCAATATGGCGCGTGAAGCAGGTTTTATGTTAGTTGCAGAACCAAACATAGACGGCAGTGATTGGTATGAATGCTTTACAGAAGAAATTGAAAGCTTTGCCGAGCTTGTCCGTGCTGATGAGCGTGAGGCAATTTACAATCAGTGGCACTCCTGTGTCATGGCTGACCTTGAAAATGGCGTTAAGTGGTTGAATGAAAAGGCTGCTGCTGATTGGCATAAAAACTATCCAGCGCAGAGCAACCTGTTTCCAGCATGGATTGAAGCAAGGGGAAACACATGAGGATCACCAAAGACATTACCCGCAAGGACGGGGTACGCACTGTCACTGTGCAGCTTGCCGAGGGCGAGAAACTGATGGCGTTTAAAGAGGACAACTTCTACCGCCTTGGTGGGCAGCTTGATGATGTTGTGGGCGGTTACTACATCACCGAGTCAGACTATGTTATCTGGTGCAGCATTGAACAAAGGTGGATACCATGAGCGCATGGTTAATCGCCCTAGTAGGCTTCGTATACTTATACATCTGCATTGAACAATTCATGAAAGGAAATACAGGAATGGCAATCTGCTATTTTGGTTATGCTGTCGGTAATATCGGTCTGTGGAAACTTGCATCATGAAACTCTACGAACTACCCCGTAATACATACTTCACAATTGACGATGATGACTCTAAAGAAGTGTTCTTCTTTGATCATGTTGATGGTGCATACTCTTACTGCCTAGATGTCGATAAAAATTTATCCACTTCGGAGCTTCAACAGAAGTAACTAAACATGAATGAATACTACGTAATCTCTGAAGTTAAAAACTTTTATGTATATGCTAACAACCAAGAGGAGGCTTACTACGAAGCAGATGCTTATTTGTCCTGTAAATATGAACATCTTGAAGTATTTTTAAATGAGGAATTTGTATGAACGAAATCACTGTAAGTTGCACCTATTACGCCGACTCTTATGATGAAATCGAATTACCAAAAGAATACACAGAAGAAGATATCGAAGATTACTTTGTAAAGTGGGGTAAATTAACAATCACCTTCAAAGATAACTTCGTATGGTCATATGAGTTAAGTCTACCAGAAGTAACAGACCCAAAACCACTAGATATCTCAGTATCATGATAGCATACAAACTGTTTCGTAAACGTAGAGATAATACCTACGGCCCACTATTCATCAACCGTAAACAAAAAGTTGAGTTAATGGTCTGGTATAATGCTGAAGAACATCCCACAAAAGGTTTCGCTGTAAGACCAGGTTGGCACTGTTGTGCTGAACCACATGCTCCACATCTATCTAAGAAAGATCGTGTATGGTGTAAAGTAATGATCACACAATACACAGAACACCAACGACCTGAATCTCAAGGTGGCTTATGGTATACCGCTAACAAAATGAAAGTGTTAAACGAACTATGACTAAACAACGAACTGTGTATCTAGCTGGCCCTATGGAGCATGTATCTATCGAAGAAGCAATAGGTTGGCGTACCAAAGCAGAATTACTACTGTGGGCTAATGAAGTACAAACACTTAATCCATGCCGCCGTGTTCATGACTTTGAAGTTCGATACATGAAACGTATCTTCGAACTAGACCTTCGAGATATCCAAGAGTCAGACATCATCCTTGTAAACTTAAACAATCCTGAAGTAGCCAAGCATGGTACTGCTATGGAAGTGTTCTATGCATCATACGTTCTGCGTAAGCCTGTTGTAGCATTCAAAGCTGATGCCTCTAAAATCCACCCGTTCTTTGAGTCACTTGTAACAGAGTGGCGCTCAGATGTTGTTAAAGCTTGTGACACTATTACTTCAGCATACCTCTAATGACAGCAATCGTAATCATTGCCGTAGTATACCTTCTATGGTACTTTGTTTCCTTCAACAATAAATAATTAATATGCCATACATCAAAATGATTGATCGTGATCGAGTAGACTACATTACAGATGCTGCAAGTAATGTAGGTATCCTAAATGCAGGTGAATTAAACTACCTAATCACCCGTCTCTGTATTACATTTATGAATGATAACGGTAAAAACTACCAAAACATTAATAATGTAGTAGGTGCTCTTGAAGGTGCTAAAATGGAATTCTATCGCCGATATGCTGCACCCTATGAAGATACTAAAATCAAAGAAAATGGAGATGTTTACCTATGACCGACTTCTATGATATCCAATCAAGTAACTTACTATGGAAAGATACAATGGCTCGTGCCGTAAATAAAATGATTGATGAAGAAGGTAATAAACCAGTAGACTCTAATCTTAAGACTCTTGCTGCACTAAATAAGCCTCGTCTCTCTGATGTACCACCAGTAGCGTTATTCGCGTTAGGTGCTGCCATGTCTAATGGTAAAGATAAGTATGGTCGCTTCAATTGGCGTGAAACAGGTACAACATCCTCAGTGTTCTATGATGCAATGCAGCGTCATCTAGCTCAATGGTATAGTGGTGAAGACTTCGCTGAAGATAGTAAAGTACATCACCTAGCTCATATCATGGCATCATGCGCTATCCTGATGGATTCTGAATACCAAGGTAGTCTGCAAGATGATCGTGATTTCAACAGCCCAATCCCTCTAACTAAACCTCTGTACTGGATTCAAGATGACCAAGCTTAAAAAAGTAAATTTGTTTGCCACAAAAAGCTCTATCCAAGAAGCTCTTGATTATGGTATCTCAATCGGTATGGCTACAAACAATTCAGCAGCCGTAACAACAGCATTGTATGTATTGTACAACACAATGATAAGTGAAATTAACAAGGAACATGAAAATGAAACAATTTGAAGTATTTGTTAACTATGACACAGGTAAAATGGATCATTTCTTTATGGATGCTGAACATGAGAATGATGTATACGATGAAGTATACAAAGATGTAGGTTATGACCCAGGAGAAGTAGTTGTAAATGAAGTTATTAAAATTAAACCAGTAGTACACTATGTAGGAGAACCAAATTTTAAAGTATGGGGATGGAGCCAAGAAGAAAACGGTGATGATATCATCATTTGTTATCTTGATATCGTAGTTGATCACCCTAAACTAGGGCACTGCTACAATGTAAAGACCTCAAAAGTAATTGGTCATATTGATTCTAATGGTCGATTCGAAACACAAAACACAATCTATGAACCTGTTAAAAACAATTAAACGATGGGTTGCTGGGTCTGAAAAATACTTTGATATCTACGAATGTACTGTAGACGAAGTAGAAGCTTATACCTCTGACTCAGAAAAGTCAATGGTAAAAGTTAAGATTGAAGGCAACGAGTTCAACGGACTACATAACAAATGGGTGTATGACTATCTCTGTGCAAACGAAGGTAGTCCATCATTCATTGTGATGTGGAGAGCGCCTAAGGGTAAACCTATGGTTGCTTATGTAAAAGAAATTTGGCAAGACCATATTAACGGAGTGTACAATGTCGAAGTCCCTGCCGAATCTAACGCCTACAGCAACAGCGGTGAGTCTTTTGTGTATCTTTGGGTATGCAAAGACACAGACAGAAAGTATATCGGAAAGCACAAAGGAGCAACTGATGACGGATATGTCTGTAGCAGTGAAACGTTCCTTGCAGAATACAATGAGTGTCCTTCACGATACATCCGTACAATCCTAGCTCATGGCAGTGATCAGGAGATGCTTGAGTTAGAAACAATTCTGCTGTTACAGCTTAAAACGCGTATGTCCCCAATGTATTTCAATATGAGTAACAACCTAAGGAAAGATTAATATGGCTAAAGAATACAACTGGAATCTTCGGATGGGAACCCAGAACTTTACTGTTGTTGTTGATACTAAGGCTAAGTATGGTTGGTTTGAACATGACTATCATGGTGATAATTGTGGAGGTGGATTATGGTTTGATGAAAACCTTAAACTAGAAGACTATGATGGTGTATATGACTTACCTTCCGAAGTTAAAAACATTCTTGTAATGTTTAAAATGTGTGATAAGGATTTCTGATGCAATGGACATGTAATTGTGATGGTTTTTGTACGGGTATGTGTAGGTATATCCGTATGGAAGAATTAGTAACCTCTTTGTTTAAGGATTACTTAGATATAGAAGAAGAAAGTGATAGTGGGTATATGTTTCACCCTATAGCAATCAGTTGCTGCAGAGTAATGAAGATAGACCCTTTAAATAATTTAATGTCTGAACTTAAGGAATTAATTAAAGACAAGGATAACCAATGACGCTAGATTATACCTCAGTATACGCTTTAATCGTAGAAGGTAAGATGTCTCTTACAGAATTTAAGGAATGGTTAGATCAAGAATTGTGTGATGCCTTCGATGAAGGTCTGAAAATAGCCGGAGCCTAATAGACACTATGGAAAACCAACACGCTGTCACTGTAGTGTTCTATCTGTCAACTGCTAATCAACAACAAGCAGAAGACATAGTTAACTACCACTTAATTAACAGGCAATATCTAACATATAAGGAATCATTTCAAATTGTAGATGTATCGGAACTGACAAGTGGATAAGTATACCCTATATACTACCGCAGAAGAATGTAGTGAAGTCAGCCAAGCATTGATGAAGGTGCTTAGGTTCGGTATTAACCAAGCTAACCCTGATAATGGTGTTACTAATCGTCAAGACTTAGAAGAAGAAATTGGGCAGCTGCAATACTGCCTTGATAAGACTATCCAAGAACTAGACCTTAATGAACGTTTAATTGATAAGTCATATCGTAATAAAAAAGAAACATGGGAAAAATGGGAGGCATATTATGTTAGTTGATGTAAGCGATACTCAGTTAGTACAAGTAAGTTTGTTGTTCGAAGCACCACAAAACCAAGACCAACAAGATGTACTAGACTACATCCTTAACCATATCTTTGAATTGGAAAACGATTACCATGAAAACGCCAAGTGATTGGGATGCATTCTACCTACAAATCGGTGAAGTAGTCTCCAAACAATCTTATGCCGAAGACCATAAGGTAGGTGCTATCATTGTAAAAGATGATAACATTATTGCCTTCTCGTACAACGGTACACCAAGAGGAACTGATAATGATACCCAAGCGCATCCAGTGCTACACGCCGAAGCCCAAGCAATTGCTAAAGTGGCTCGCTCAAACCTTTCTACTGAGA